TCGCCTGTGCTTGCCAATGCTTGCAATAGAAGAGAATTTGCGAGGCTGGCTTTTTCTATCTCGGCCGGTGACAGTATGCGCCCTTTGATCAGCAACTGCCCCGCGAATATCTCCAGTTCAAACTGACTGACTTGCTGTACTTCTTGTAAAAAATCTTTCAACATAGGATCTCCGTTGTGTGTTGATTCTCTCGATAGTTTAACGGATTGGGGATCATTCATCTCGTATTAATTACATTTATTTAGTATTATTTTGTATACATATGTTGACATACCTTTTCGAATGCCTTAATATATAAGTATAGTCAAGAACAACATAACAACGGAGCACAAAATGACTAACAAAGTACGACGCACAATGAGCCGCAAAGACGCATACAACACCTTGATGGCTGTCAATATGATGGTCAAGTTGCAAGGCGCACAACCTAAGTACACTGCCAAGATCAACGAAATCGTTGCAATGTACCCACACTTCAAGCGCTTCATTGGCGCATAATCAATCAATCAACTCGGGCGGCTTCGGTCGCCCACTTACAACAACGGAGCAACGACATGAAACGAGCAGCACAAAAGCACTGGGTATTTGAATACTACTTTGGAGACTATGACGAGGATCTTGGATACACAGGATTTACTGACTCAACGACAGAATTCACAATCAAGAATGTGATTAGTGTCAAAGAGGTACAAGATCTGATCGATGATCCATCAATGAGTGTAGAGTTAAAGGCATTTATTCCACATAAAGTTAATGGGGATATAGTTTTTGACTGGATGGATATAGTACATGCGGATATTGGATGTGATACATTTTGCGATGGAACAAAAGTTCCAGCAAAGATTCTCAGTGATTGGAAAAAGAACAACAACGGAGTAACGAAATGAACAGACAACAAGCAAAGCAACTCGGACAGGCTATTGGATTCTCAATGTGTGGATTGATGACATACATGATCGGATGGTCATTACTTCGAGCACTGGCAAGCACAGCACTGTAAAACAAAAGACCGCACCCCAACAACAACGGAAAAGGGGTGCGGTCAGTATGTCAAGATACACAGGTAGCCTAACCGGCTGCCTTTTGTGTGTCAAGCGTTAAGGAGTATCGCCATACAATCCATCTGCAGAGGCGTTCTTGATTTCAATAGTCAATCCGGCGTTTGTAGCGTTTGCCGTGCCTCTAAATGTAAATGTACGCTCTACACGTCCAAAGGCGGTTATATTGTCGTTGTAGTCTTCAATGGTAGCGTTTGACAGTGTCATTTTAAAGTGATGATCTGAGTTTGCTGTACGTGTGAACTGTAAAGATACGTCATCTGTAGTTCCAGCAAGAGATGCATTGTACAGCGTGTTATCTGTTACGTCACAAGTTACAGACATTGTAACTTCTCGCAGATCGGTAAATACTGGCTCGCCTGTCAGTTTTGATCCAAGCAAGTTACGACGATCGATCGCGTTGGACAGTGTCAATTCAAAGGATCGAATCTGTAATGAGGTTGGAGCAAATGAAGATCCAAGAGTTAGATCGCCAGCCTCAAAGTGGAGGATCTCATCATGTGCTGGAAATGCTGCGGTTTCGTTTGTGGTTCTCGCGTCTGCATCTTTGCCAATCAGATCAAAGGAAATCGTCATTTCAGATCCGGCTTCTGCGCTGATCGTCATGGTATTGACTTTCATACCCAGAAAATCTTCACGGCTGTTATTCAAGTTTGTACCACGTTGAAATTGGATTGTCAGTGATGGAAGTGTGGATGCTGGTGTGTATGTGTGCGTGTACGGCGCAGGCCCTGCACTGCTTGCAAGTGCTCCGAGCGCCGCTTTAATCAATACGCCGATCCCATCATAATAAGCGGGGATGTCGATCGATCCTCCAGCATTTCTGAAGCCCTCAAACGTACCTGACTGCATGCCACTAGTTGGGACGGATAAATGTGTGGTGCGCTCTCTTTCCTGTACGATTTGAAGAGTGCTGCTGATCATTCTGATGTCTTGGGTTGTCGATGCTTGCTCACTTCCCCAACTGGACTCCTCTCCGACTCTCAAGAATGAATTTTGTGCGAATAAAATAGACATGTGTAACTCCTAAGGTAATAAATTCTTTACTCGTAAAATAGCACGTATTTGATACAACTGTCCCAACGTTGTAGATACTTCAATTGCAATCGCGTAGTCTGTGCCGTTGTCGCCTGCTTTGTATGTTGCTCTTACAAATCCATTGCCGAATCTCGTTGATGCTTCATCATAGCGCGCAGAGGCATCGGCACCGCTTGAATCAAAAGACTTGACCTGCACATAGTCGATCCCCTCCTCGTCGTTGCGCTCATTGAATGGGCTGATACGTTTGGCAAGGTTTGAATTGACGATGAAAAAAACATGTATCTCGTCTGTGGATGCTTTGACAAAAGACTGTATTGGGCTGTCTAGCGCGCTCTGACTGGCTGGCTGGCTAACTACTCTAGAGTGAGGTGAGGATAGCATTATATGCCCAGTCTTGATGCTGGAAATCGTTACGCTGGTGCTGTGATCTGTTGCTTCTGTAGGCTGGAAAAAATAGACGTATGCGACCGCAAAGGAATCATCATTCTTGATCTGCAAGCCATCGATCTGTAATGTCAGCGTTCTTGTGCTATAGTTTGCTCCAGCTTTACGGGCAAAGTTTACAAGATTGCCCTCTGAATTTGTCACGACTACATCATTGAAATCTGATCGGATATTGTCCCAGAAATCATCCCAGTCAGACGGCACTAAAAACTCAGCGTCGATCGTTGCCGTCGTACCGGATCCGCCTGTCGCGTCAATGGCTACAATTTGCCGCCTTCTATAATCTGCATCGTACCAAGTCATAATCAGATCCCCGTTCTACTTTGAAAAGTTACAGTCACCTCAATATAACCGATTGCAATGCCATCGAGTCCAAATCTATCGCCTTCTATTGCCGTAAAGTTACAGATCACATTGTCAATCGTTCTTGTGGTGTCAGGATTTGCAAGTCCTAGAAATCGATCAGCCGTGATTGCCTTGATAATGTCGCTTGTAAGATTCAGTACATTTTTGGATCTGTCTGCAAGATCAGAGCCACCACAAAAGCAATAGATTTCATATCTGGCTGACATCCGATATGATGCTAGATTTAAGCCCTGCTCTGTTGTAAAATCTAAGAATGATACAGATGCATAAGGCGCGCGCGGAGGATCCAACAAAGCGCCAATGACAACAGAATTACGCATATCAATCCCACTGTGATCGCCAGTGAAATCTTGCGCTGTTTTCGTTTGGAGCGCCTCCAATACTCTGTAAATCGTAGCATTTGCCATATCAATCTCGTATCAGTGCAGCGCGTAGCAAGTCTTGCAATTTAGGCTGGATTTCTTTTTGCTGTGCTAGAACACTGCGCTCCAAAAATCTACGCGCCCCAATTGTTACGTTTCTTTTAATGCCTGCGGTCTTTGTTCCAAACTCAATAGCCCCAGCATAATTCAATTCAGCACCGCCAAATTGCCCGCCTGCCTGCAGTATGGCTGTAGGCTTGCCGTCTACTATAGAAAAACGCCCCGCGATGCTCTGCCGCAGTCTTCCAGTTCTGTTGTTGAATCTAGAAAATGCAACCTGTTTCGATCGTCCTTCCATTTGCAAGGCTGCGATCTTCAATCGCTTTTCTAGCAACTTTAACAGACGAGTTTTAGCCCCTCGCATCTGTGGTGACAGTTCATTGAATTCCATTTGCATCCCCTAGATAATCACAAATGTGTTTCGATAGGGATACAATATTTCTTTGACTTCTTGGGGTATTGTATTGGGCAAATATGAAGTCGTGGCGCCTCTCAGTGCATTGCTTTTCTTGCCTTGGCTGCTCTTTGCCCTGTGCAACTGAGAAGCAAACACACAGACAGCATGCACGAGATCCCTATGGAAAAGCGTAAATCCAAACGTGCCGACAACTTTATTTCCTCGATACGCGTTTGTAAATCCGACAGTGCTTGTGTTCGTTTTGATGATCAACAATCCCTGTTGTTTATCAATCTCGTACTCGTCTGCCTTTACTTCTGTATCAGCGCCATAGACTCGATCCGGATCTGCGTGTACACTGGTGATCGTTACAACTGGCCTAACTGGCAACGGCAAAACGCTGATATTGTCGTACATATACGAATCAATATACAGCGTATACGTTGCAACGGCTAGAGTCTTTGTGACGCTACTATCAGGCGCAGGAAAGCCGAGAAAGCGAGCGATCGCTGCCTCGACTCTATCCAAAAGATCAGATAATTCTGTATCGCTTCCCGTGCCTGTGACTTCAGGCAAGTATTCCTTTAATATATCGGTTGTAACGAGAGGCATACATTTTTATCCAAAGTCAGTGAGTTAGTAAGAACGGGCTTGACGCAACTGTAAGCAGATGCATGCATTTGTTGTTTTGCCGTTGCTAGTCTTAACAACTTTAACAATCACAGTCTCGCCAGCCTCAAAGATCGCCTTGTCGCTGTGACCTTGATCCACCATGTCAGCCGATACATTTGCAGCAAGTGCACCTTGTTGCCCTGTTTCAGTCTTCCATTCAAGAAGCACATTTGTTTTGTCGTTTGCAAGTACTTGGAAAGTTGCATAATGAGAAGCATCCTCAGCAACACCAGCAAAATCGACAATCTTAGCACCAACAATTTCCATACGTTCATGAAAGCAGATCGATACATTCTCATTGTCTGTGGCTGTGGTTGTTTCAAGTCGCACATATTCGGGGTAATAATAAGACATTTTTTTTCTCCAATAAAAGGCGGGGAGCATTGCCCCCCTATTGATTTAATGATTATACGTTGAATCCGAATGCAACATTTTTAACAGCATCAGCATCAAGAGATCCGAATGTCAAGCGCTCAGTTGCTACCATGTTGTAAGCGCCTGATTTGATGTCTTGCTCTTGTGAGATTTGGATGCCACGACGTGCAAAGATGTTCCAACTGTCACGAGATACGACGAGCATCCCTGTTTTGTCGTTACCAGCACCAGCAAAAAGACCAGTGCCAGCAAGATCAGCAGACAAGAAACGAGATACTACAATTGGCATTCCAAACAATGATCCGATCTGCCCTGTGAGGATTGTTGCTTGTGGTCCAAACTTGTCAAGAGTCAAGACTTGATCCAATCCAAGAAGGCTATTATAAAGAGCCTCAGGAGATACGATCAACACTTTATCAGCAGCAGCATACTCGCCCAACTGAGAGATCAATTGCAGCATGTTGGTTGCGGTTACAGTACCGAGAGCCAATTGTGTCGCCTTGTCATAAGAAGCAGCACGCAGACCAGTGAACAAACGTCTATGATCGTTTGAGCCACCGAGGCCAGTTCCCCATCTTTCGCGGATGTTCCATTGTGCTATATCGTCTTGATGGGTAGCAGCAGCATCACCATTGATAATTGCATCCTCAACAGCGTCTCTCATATCTTTTGCGATCATGCGTTGCATTGCTGGCAACAACAACACGGCAGAATCCTCGATCAATTCTTCGTCAAGGATATAACGAGTTGACAAGCCTTTTGCAGTGATTTGAGTTTGACCCATTGATACAGTTGATACAGGGTACAATGCTGGATTGTCACTGCTCACGGTGCCCTTGATGTATGGACGGCCGCCGCGATCAATTCTGGGGGCGAGCATTGTGTTAGAAGTCATTTGCACTTCACTGAATAAAGAGCGTACAACTGTTGGAACTTCAAACTTCATG